TAGCTTTTAACTTGGCAGTTTCTCTACCACCAACTAAATCAAGCTCTGCTTTTCTTGCTAACTCTTGCCCAGTAAGCGCAGTAGAGAGGGTAGATAACCTGCTACTAATATCAGGAGATACATCAAGACCACCAAGAAACGATGTGCGCTCTTCTGGCGTTTGCATCTTGAGCATCTGATTGGCTAGCGAGTTGGCTTGGATAGTATCCTGTAAAGCTGACTGCCTAGCCTGATAGCCAAGCAAGGACTGCAAGAGAACACTACCCAAGCCGATACCTACCGCAGCGCCAGGTGATGTATAAGGCGTAATAAGATTAGGCGCAGCAGAAGCTAATCCCATACTAGCTATGCCGTAGGGATTCTCGGCTGGTGATACTCTTAATCCTGCTAATGCCTCTGCTAATGGATCAGCCATACTTTCCTCTCTTAACCACCTACGTTTTTCATGGCAACAGTGCCGCCACCTGAAACTAAACCCTGTCCAAAAGATGACCATGGATTTGGTTTTTGACCCTCTGGCGCATAGCGACTAGCAGTTTGCTGCAACATATACTGTCCAAAGTAATCAGGCTGCTCTGCTCCGCCGCCGCCACCTCTTGGAACTGCTCTAATCTGCTGAAGCTTGTACTTGTTCTCTAGTGCAGCAAGCTCTTTAGCAAACTGCTGCTGTTGAGTGAGTTGCTCGCTTTGATACTGAGCGCCAACACCTGCGACGTATGGAGCTTGTATAGCTTGGAATTGCTCATAAGGTGCCATGGCTGTCTTGTAAGCCTGTCCGAAGCCTTGCTCCTGTATGCCGTACGCAGCAGTCTCAGCAGCACTCATAGCCTCTTGTCGTGCTAGGTCTTGTCTTACGTTCAGTTGTTTATACAACGCTTGAGCGGCAGGTGATGCTGGATCTAGTCCACGCTCTGCAATCTGACGCTGTACGTCCTCTTGCTGACGCTGGAACTCTTCTTGGTTACGTCGCTCAAACGTACCCATTACATTCTGTCTAGCCTTGTCCATCTCGCTTTGAAATCCAGGCTGATACTGAGATTGCATCTGGTATGGATCAAAGCCACGGAAGCGATTAACAATGTCACCGTAAGCCTGTCCACCAGCTTCAAAGCCTTGCTCTACCTGCTGCTCTCTTGTCTGCTCAGTAAACGGCACTGGTCCTGTTGGAGCTGGTGCTGGAACTCCTCCAGCTTTCTTTATGCCAGCTTGAAGCTTTTTAATCTGTGGATCATTTGGGCGCACACGCTTTAGGTAATCAACACGTCGCTGTGCTCGTGTTACGTCAAACGGCGCATTGTCTTTTTGAGTAGGGTCTTTTGCTAATGCTGTTGCCATAGTTATACCTGTCCGCCTAAATCAAATCTCACCTCAAAACCAAGGATTTGCATAGTTGTATTTTTGATAGAGCCGCCAAACCGTACCGCTGCACAATGCCCCTGACCTTTGACAGCGAATCTATCAAAAACATATTCAACGTCTGCTGACCAAGGACTGCCCCACGGACTACCCCACGGAGTAAATGTGCCAACTGGACTAGTAACAGCAGTTACAGTAGCAGCTCGCTTAAAATCAGTATCAAGTCCAATGTTGAGACTCACGCCACGCTTAACTTTTAAGATTGGTCTAATATCCTTAAACGCTTTGTAATTGCCTCGTGAACCATAAAAGCTAAACGCAGTACGTCCACTATATGTAATAGCTTGCGACGTGCCTCCACTTACTGCGTCGGCTTGCCCTGTTTCTCCTTTCCAAATAATTCCGTTTGAAGATGCGTAATAGGGAAGCTTGTTAAAAGCACAACTGCTTAAACTATGCCCATCGCTAAACAGTCTAAACTGTGTCCAGCCCTTTGTATCAATGGAATACACTAGAAAGTAACAGCTCGTTCCTGATTGCGGTATGCTGATGTAAACTCGCCTACCTTGCGCCCAAAAGAAACCATGCCATTGATGATCAAACGGAAACTGAGTCGCTGCTTCTGAAATAAGAGGATTAACTTTCTGGCTTACAATGTTAAGCGCAGCCTCTGGATCAGCCTCAAACAATCCGCTTATTGGAACAATGCCCTGTTCTGTAATAATCCAGGTATCGTTGTTCACTCGCACAAACGCACGTCGGCCAAGTGGCTTTCCAATGAAGTATCTAGCTATCAAACCCCATGTATTGGGATCACCAGCATAGGTACCACTGTAGAAAACAATCTCACCTTCAGAACTACACGCCCAGAAGTAATCTTGAGCGGCGACGTTCTTTGAGTTGCTGTAGCTGCCTATCGCCACTACATAACCACCACGGGTCATAACGTAGCTCAGGTCAAAGCTAGTCAAGGCTGGTGTTGCGCTTGTTCCAGTTACCTGTAGTCCTCCGTACCAGATTTTGCTTGAGTTAGCCTCAATAAAATAAAGACGTTCCTTATGAGCATGGACGCCAATCATGCTAGTGAGTGCTAATCCTGTAAAAGTAAGGTTGCTAGTGGTTGCTGCTGAACCATCCCAATACCTAGCGTTATCGACGCCATTCACTAAGTAAATGCGGTTGTTGAACGTAGTTGATTGCCACTCTCCTGACGTGACAGCGGAACCTGTAATTGTGCTTACTACGCCCGCAGAGGTAATACCGTATATTGCGGAATCGCTGCTAGTTACCAATACCGTAGAACCACTAGCGAGGTTTAGTGCCTCAATGAACTTTAATGGTGAGGTAGAACCTACATTTGCAAATTGCTCATAACCTAAGCGAACTGTAGGCGCACCAGCTCCAGGGAACACGTTTACTAACTCCAGCGCATAAGCTGGGTCCATATTGTCTATTGGACTTACTAGATCCAACCCTCCGTACGGAGGCGACATTGTGAATCCCTGAAACGGCACTAGCTATCCTCGCTTAATGAAAGGTATTGCCTGTCGGTACTCTTGCGCTGTTCGTGGCTGCTGTTGCGGCATATAACCTGGAGCATTTTGGAAGCCCTGTACTGGCTGATACATCTGCTGCATAGCTTGCTCACGAGTGCCGTATACACCAGGACTCAAGCGATACTGACCGCCCATGTTTGCCGATGGCTGTGGCATTTGCATTGGAACAGTGCCGACTTGAACTGGCGGCAAATTGTTCAAATCTATTCCTTTACCTCTAAAATACTCCCTTGACCTTGCCGCTTCCTCTGGAGTCATGGTGTACATCATGTTTTGCACTGGCTGACCAGCAATCATCTGACTAATTTGGTCTGGAGATGCTTGAGTTGGCAGCGGTCCTGGTTGTCGCATAGCTTCAGCAGCTATACCACTTGCAGCACCTGCTACGTCTTGCGGTATCTGCTGCTGTGGCTGCCTACGAATAGCCTGACCACCTTGGCTAACTAAACCACCTTTACTGCCACGGTAAACGCCAGGAGACAAACGCTCCATAGCTTTCTCTCGTGGTGCTTTTGCTAGTGCGCCTTTTAGCTTCTCGCCTTTCATTTCTTATCCTTTGTTTCCTTGTAGTGCATTTGTAACGCTTGCTTAACTGTTTTCGCAGGCTGTATATGACCTTTATCATTCATATACATACCAGGTGATACACGAACTACTTCACCCTTTGGTGGACGTGGTGGAGGTGGTGGCTTCACTCCTACTCCTGCTTGCTGCGCAAACTTTGATTTGCCTAGTACAGTTTGGATATTAGCTAACACATCCTGCTCATTCTTAGCATTTGAAGTGACAGCATTAACCAACATTCCAGTGTACTGTCCTGGGAAGAACTTACGCTTTGGATCATCTGCCCCGTAAATGTTACGGATCATTGGGTCAATCTGATCTGTGGCGTATTTTGCTAATGGGTTAGAAAAGTCTACATCCCAAGCGTTGCGGGTAGTTTTCTCATCGGTATTTTTGTACTTGGTTTTGCCATCTAGACCGATATTGAACTTAGATCCATCGGCTAACGTTACGTGATCTGATCCATCTATTTTCTGAGCAACACCTGCTTCACGCAAATCACCTCGGAAATCATCTCGAAGAAGTTGAGGAGTAGATTTACCGCTTACCATCATAGCGCCGATAGAACGTTTGCCAAGTAAACGG